GCCGGTGTCTTTGTTTTTTACGCGGCGGAAGAGTTTGTCGGGTTCGTTTAGGTATTGCTGCAGCTTTCTTTGTAGATCTTCGGCGCTTTCGCCTGCTTTTATGCCGTTTTGGATGATGACCTCCATTTCCTGCTTGGCGTTGCCTGCCAAGTTCCAGACGCGTTCCGAAATACGCAGCCCGCCGCGTTTTTCGTTGTAGAACGTATCGAATGATCGCTCGGCATGCCCCCGCGCTGCGCCGGTAGCGGTATCCTTATTTAATTGATAATTGACAGTGGACAATTGATAATGACCTGCATAGTTTTTAGCGAGCCGTCCATTCATTGTCAATTCTCCATTGTCAATTGTCAATTGACTAATCTCCTCCCCAGCCGCCCAAGATCGCTCAAGACCGTTCAGCAGCAAGACGTCAATCCGTTTGGTCATCTTGCGAAGATGTTTATCCATCGCTCGATTGGCTCCCGGGTGCTTGGCAAAGGAAAACAAATCATCGTCCTCCTCGAACGCCTTTTTGACCCCGGGGATCCGCAGCGAAAGCGACAAATGGCTGTAGATCGTTTGCTGTATTTTAGCAATGATCTTTTCTTGATCGGCACGAAGCTTACTTAATTGATAATTGATAGTTGACAATTGATAATGAATATATAGTCTTATTTAATGGACAGTGGACAATTGATAATTGACAATTATTGTACAGTTTGCTAAACGCCTTGCGGGACATTGTCCACTGTCAATTGTCCATTGTCAATTATCCATTGATTAAGTTTGTTCCATAAACAGTGTTAACCCGCGCAAGCTGCGCTTTAACCAGCTCTCCGAACCGTAGTGCGCTTCCGGTCAATACGTCAAATCCCTTTGATTCTACATATAGCGCGTATTCCATCCCGGCCACTACCACGGCCACAAAGCCGTCAGCGCCCGATTCCTCGGCTTTGCTACGGGCAAAGGCAAGTCCTTTGGCTGCGCCGTCCTCGCCGGAGCCGCCGGGGGTTTTGCGTACATGGCCGTATTTTTCGCCCTTGCTATTTTTGCCTATTTGGAGGTAGCGCCTGTCTTTTTCTGCTTTTTCTGCCGAAAAAGAACTTAGCACCTCCTCTCCGTTGTAATAGATGACATAGCCAATGGAAGATCGCAAGTTTCCGGTTTGATCGATATAGGTGTCGACCGTTTTTGCCTTTTCTACTACCTCCTCGCAGGCGCGTTCTAGGGCATCTTTAAGGCTTTTCATTAGGCCAGCCCGCCATTTTTCAGCGTAAGCCTGCATGCCGCCCATGCTAAACGTTGGCTTATTGACATCCTCCCCCGCCTAAAGACGGGGGATTCCTACCGCGTCCAGCGAAGCGTTGTCGCTTTGCTGAATCACCTCGGCGGGTTCCTGCTGCTGATCCCCATTGGGATTCACTTCACAGGCGAACCGGGCATGTCCTGCCCTTAATACATTAATCGCGCCGACAATGTCGGCATTGTTTTCATAACCGCATTCGACACATACAAAGTCGGCTTGCGTCTGGCGGTTATCCTTCGACACATACCCGCATGCGGGACAGGTTCGGCTGGTATTTTGCGGCGGCACGGCTATCAGTATGCCGCCGTTCCAATCCAGTTTGTATTGCAATTGCCGCCTGAACTCGAACCAGCCTTGATCGAGTATGGCTTTGTTCAGTCCAGACTTGGCACGGACATTACGCCCCGGCGCTTCGCTTGTGCCCGCTGATGATTTTGACATATTGCGCACCTGCAAGTCCTCAATACACACCAGCGCGTGGTTTTTGCTAATAGTGGTTGTGGCTTTGTGCAGATAATCGTGGCGGGCGTTGCCAATGCGAGCGTGCAGGCGCTGAACTTTGCGTTTGGTCTTTTTCCAGTTACTACTTAACTTCTTCTTTCTACTCAATGACTGCTGCGCTTTGCGCAGTGCCGTTTCATGCCGCTTAAAACTGTTAAGAGGCGCAAGGTAGTTACCGTCCGAGAACGTTGCAAACCGGATAACACCCATGTCGATACCAACGGCGCTGGAACTGACAGATTTAGGTAATGGCTTTTCTACTTCACGTCTAGTTTGAATCGACACAAACCACTTACCCGCCCGCTGTGATACCGTGGCGTTGCGCACTTGACCCTGAATATTTCTGCTGTTGCGATAGCGCAGCCAGCCTAGTTTAGGTAGGAATATTCGCCCGTTCGGCTCGTCCAGTTTGATTTGCTTGGGATCGGGATAACGAAAGCTGTCGCCTCCCCCTTTCTTTTTGAAGCGGGGAAAATCCGCACGCTTGGCGAAGAAATTAGCATACGCCCGTTCCAAGTCTTTGAGCGATTGCTGCAAAGGATGTACAGGCGCATCGGCCAGCCACGGCGTTTGCGTACTTGCCCGCCATTGCGTGAGCAGTTTTGCCAATGCTACATAACCGAGTTTCTTCTCGCCAGCTTCGTAACGCTCTTTTTGCAACGCCAGCGCTTTGTTATAGACAAACCGGCACGAACCGGCAAAGCGACCCATATTGCGCTCTTGCTGCCCATCCGGCATCAGTTCGTACTTGTAGGCTTGCAGACGTTGCATGCCTACAAATATAGTTTAATTTTGTGCACTATGCAATAAAAATAACAATGCTGTCCGCGCTATCCTTCCCCGCCCTGAAGGGCGAGGTTTGCCGCGCTATTTGATCAATTGATAATTGACAGTTGATAATGGATAATTGATAATTGATAATTGACAGTTGACAATGAATGGACGGCTCGCTAAAAACGATATAGTCATTATCAATTGTCCACTGTCCATTATCCATTAATTAAGTTGTTGGCTCAAAGGAATCGCTATACAAGACCTTTGCGTTTTCGTTTTCAATTTCAATCCAGTCCGCATCCGGGTCTTGCGAAAGATTGGCCGCCCGCACGGACTGCTTATGCGATACCAAGGGCTTGTTGCCGTTCGCTTCCAGCCACAATTTCACCTCGTCCATCTCGCTGCTCAGCATATAGGGCGTGACCTCCGGCTCAATCTCCAGCGCTTTAGCGGCGTCCTGCAGGGCAGTATTAAAATGCGCCAAGAAAGACGTCACTACGTTCACCCGCCGTTGCAGATACGCATCGAATATTTCCAACTTATCCCGAACCTTTAGGTGCGCGTCCATGAACAACAGCTTCAGCGCAATACCGCTAATCGCGCCAAGGCCTTTCACGCTATCGAACGATATATCAGGCGTTTGCGTGATGGTGTAGATCATCCGCAGCAGGGTCTCCATCTCCAGCCGAACCGACTCTGGGGCATTCTGCCAGGCAAGGTATTTGGCGTCCGAACCGTCCTCGCCCTCTATAATCGCGCCCGATTCGCCTTTTTTGGAAAAGCCTTTTAACTCGCCTTTAACGAATATTTTAGGCGCTGCGTGGTAATCATTCGTATCGGCAAAGTTCGATAGCAGCAGCTCCAGCCGGTCTATCAAGGCGTCCACGTCCTGCGTTTCAAATTCCTCCTGATAGGCATACACAACCGGTATCTTGCCGATGGCGATGGGCTTCGGATAGCCCTCCACCAACGCATAACCCGCCGCCCCCTGCGCCCATAAGTACTGCGCCGTATCGGTATACGTCTCGAAAAACGTAACCTTATCCCGCACGAACTCCCGCGAAAAGGCCGTCATATCCCCCGTTTCATCAAAATACGGGTACAGCGTATCGCCAAAGGCTGGCGATAGCAACAGGCAACGCAATTTGAACGTTGATGGAAAGCCGTAATCATGGTTCGGCCGCTCTACCGGATACCACAACTCGGCGCATTCTTTAAAGCCGAAAACCGCCCGTGCAACCCGTCTGTTTAACGAATTGCTTTTCACGTCATACAGGATCCGCTTCAAGCCTTTTAGCAGGGCTTTTTCCGCATCCGTCCGCGCCGTGGCATGATAGGCCACCGGGTTGCCAAACAGGAAAGCAACCGACCGCTTAATAATCAGTTTTTGCAGCGCCAGCCGGATCCGTGCGACCTTTTCTATTTTGTAACCGGCGGCACCCTCCCCCGCGTCAATAACCTTCCCGGCGGATTCCGATCCAGCATCGTCAACCTTTACCTTTTTATCCGGCCGTAATAAGGGGTTATTAATGTTGTGCTTTTCGGGTTCTAGGGCTTTCGCTGCCGCTGCGGCGTCCGGCAGGTCGGTATACCGGCGGTTCTTCAGCGCCGAAACGGCATCGTCCCCGCTTTGTGATAAAATTTCGTTTAGTTTCATTATTACAGTAAGTACTTACACAAAAGTAGTTATTTAATGGACAACTTATTTAATGGATAATGGATAGTTGATAATGGATAATGACTATATCGTTTTTAGCGAACTGGCCGATGGGTGTTTGGAGCTCGCGTCCGATGGGTGTTTGCTTTAGCAAGGGGAGGATGTCAATTTCCCTACATTTAAATAGCATAGGGTGTCATAGCGTATCAGGTGGTATCCTATTATTTGCGTTTGTACGTTTTTTGTTTACCTTTGGGTAGTCAATAATGACGGTTAAATTTGCGCTACTCATGTTACCATCCAGAAAAAACAAACAGCGCGTCTCCAAGGGCGAGCGGCTCCGCTGGCCGCTTGCAAAGGACGTAAAACCGGTTACGATGAAGTCTTTGGACGTCAAGCCTATTGAGGTCACGCCCAAAGCTGGGGAGTTTGTTTCCGGCGCATCGCGGGAGGCAACCCTTTTGATCCCCTAGCTTTGGAGGTTAATGATCAAGGGTATGCGCTTACATTCATACAGCGCAAGAAAATAAAAGACGATTCCGATCATCTTTTTTCGTATATATACAAATTCTACTCCCCCGTCACGAAGCTGAATTATGTAGTGATGGCTGATTATCATAAGCATGATTTCTTTGCTATTAAATTTTATCCTAAACAGTTTCGGAAAACGGATCGTAAATATTCGCTGATCGTTAACCGTGGGGATGTGCGCAATATCATCATCACTTGTATACAGGTCATCCCTGAATTGCTCAAACATCGTCCGCTGGCTTCTTTTGGCTTTGCAGCCTCCCGTACGTATGACAAGAAAACTAAGCGGGTAGAACCTTTAGCCAGTAACCAGCGGTTTATGCTTTACCGCTATGTCGCCGAACGGAAGATCGGTAACGCTACTTTTCAGCATTTCGCATACCCGGACATAAGCGGCTATATGCTTATCAACAGAAGTGTGGATGTGAAACAAACAGAAGCCGCTATCAGGCTGATGCTCTACGAAACGTATAATGATTTACCCAATAGCGCAGAACCCTCGCTTTAGCGAGGGGAGGACTTACTTAATGGACAACTTATTTAATGGATAATTGACAATTGATAATGGACAATGACGGTATAGTTAACCGGTTTTGTTAATCAACTGTTGCTTAAATGCCTTCAATAACCATAACTATAGGGACTCCATAATTTTAAATAACCCCATTTAAGCAACAGCTTATTTAATGGATAATGGATAATGCCCTGCATAGTTTTAGCAAACTGTACACTAATTGTCAATTGTCCATTGTCAATTATCAATTATCAATTAAATAACTACCTTTGGGTAAAGCTAAAGGAGGAAACGCTATGGGTCTGCGGTTGTTGGAAATGCAAGAGGAACGGGTGGTTGGCGTGCTGGCCACGAAAGAGGACATTGTCGCGCTCAAAGAGAGCATCGTGGACAAGGTCGCCAAGGTTAACGAGCGCGTTGATGCGACCAACATCCGCATCGATGCCATTGGCCGTGGCATATCCGATGTGCGAACCGAACTGACGGATCGTATCGCCGAGACAAATGATCGTATCGCGCAGGTAGAAACGAAACTAACCGAGAAGATCAATGGCGTGGAGACGAAACTAACCGATAAGATGACCGTGCAGTTCCGCTGGCTTGTGGGCATCCTCCTTGCCATGTTCGGCGTGTTCGCTACCCTATTCGGCGTCCTTATTACGATAATGCTCAGCCGTTAATTAATGGATAATTGACAATTGATAATGGATAATGACCTGCAAGGCGCTTAGCAAACTATACAATAATTGTCAATTATCAACTGTCAATTATACGTTAAATAAGTTGTCCACTATCCATTGTCCATTAAATAACTTAATACCCAAACAGGCCGGCAATATCCTGTTTAGCTCGTTTTTTTCGTTTTTCAACCGTCCCGGTCAAGGCGTCCGGTGCGTCATCATGCTGGTTGCGTCCGATCTTTAAATAGCCGCAAATAACCTTGGCAAACTCAGGGAACAAGCGCTGCCAGCCCTGCGGCATAAAGGTTAAATTCTGTACAGCGGCCGAGTTCGAGAAAATGCGAATATCCTTATTGTCTGTTTGGTGGAACCATTTAAAGCGCGTTTTCGCGTTTTCCATCAATCGGCATTGCCTTTCGACCGCGCGGGCAAACCCCCTCCCGCCGTTATTGGACTCCACCACGCACTCCAGGACCCCGTGCCGGGTAAGCATCCGCGCGAGCTCCGGCTCGGTATACTCCATCGGCCGCTGCGTATACAATACATCGACCAAGTAATTACCCACTTCTGTTTCATCGTAAATGATTGCGCAGAGGTAATCCGCCCCGGTATCGGCGGTATCCACATAGGCCTTGCGGATGCAATATTGCGTGGCGGGCTTGATCCCGTATTCCACAAAGCCGCTTTCGTACATCAGCCCCTCAATTGGCTTCGGATCTTGCTGGTAGAGCGAGTCGAAGACGTGCTTATTGCGTGCGCGGATGGCTTCGAGTTTTTCCAGCGCGTGCCGCTCTGGCCAAAGCGCCTGCCCCTCCTCGCGGGGATCATATGCCGTTGGCGCACCCTCTTTAATGGCCTTGTAGATGACGACAACCCATCCGTTCGGATTGCTTTCGGCATCGTACACGCCTTGTTGCGCCAACAAGGTACCGGCCAGATCATCCTCGTGCCAACGGGTAAAGACGATTAATTGTTGGCTATCGTTATGCAAACGTGTCTCGGCTACGGTATCATACCAATCGGAAACCGACTCGCGGATAACCGGCGACCAAGCGGTTTTCGCGTCTTTGTACAGATCGTCCATAATCAGCACGTCCACCGGCTCGCCCGTCAGCGCACCGCCCACGCCCACGGTCTTGAAACCACCCAAACGCCCGACAATCTCGCACTCCTCCGTTGTCCGAATATACCCGCGCCCGGCACCCGCAGCGCCCGCAAATTCGGAATCCCCTAAACAGGTATCTGGGAAAATAGCATGATACTCCGGTGTATCGATCACCCGCTGGATTTCACGGTTGAACTTCTTTGCCTTGGTGGCCGAATACGAGACGATAGCCAAGCGCCGATCCGGATCCTGCCCGAGCAAAAAAGAGGGTAAACGCCGCGTAGACCCCTCGCTTTTGCCGTGTTGTGGGGGCATGAAAACCATTAGCTTTTTAATCTTCCGGTCAGCAAAATCGGTCAAAACCGCATAATAACGCTGATGAAAACCTGCCGGAACAAAGGTAGGCATCGTGGACAAGGTGAAACGCAACAAGTGCGTACGGCTATCCCGAAGCAAGCGTTCCTGCAATAATTTCATATACGCTATCCGTTCCCTCTTACTCAATGGATAATTGATAATTGACAATTGATAATGAATAGCATTCGGCAAAGATATTGTTCATTATCCATTAAATAAAACTATACAATAATTGTCAATTATCCATTAAATAAGTACTAAAAACAGTTTTAGTCTGCGGGGATCGCTTTCTTTTGATTATAGTTTTTTATGATAAAGCGGTAATACGCGTGCATGACGTCTTTCATTTCCTGCGGGAGGTAAGCTAATGCTTTTGTTGTTATTTTTTGTGGGGTTCCTTTGTAGAGGGCTTCGGCGATGCTTCCGGTAATGGCGGCTATGGTGTCGCTATCGCCGCCGATGGATACGGCTAGGCGGATGGCGTCCTCAAAGCTTGTGCTTTCGAGCAGGCAAACGATGGCTTGGGGGACGGTTACTTGGCACGTTTCATCGAATGTGTTGTTCCGGCGGATGGTATCGCAGGTGCTGTGGAGGTTGTATCCGTATTGGCGGCTGATCGTTTGGGCGATTTTTTCTTTGCTAAGGCCGGTGCTTGCCTGATATATGGCATCGGCCACGGCCATTGCCCCTCGGATGCCCTCTGGGTGGTTGTGGCTGCATTCGGCGGATTTGCGTGCGTTCGCGAGGATAACCCGCCGATCATTGGATAGCCATGCGCAGGGCGATACGCGCATGGCGGAGCCGTTGCCAAAGCTTTTGTAGGGGTGTGGGTTTTCGGAATGCACCCATCGGACAAACCTGCCGCCATATCCGCCCTTTGGATGGGGGTAGCGTTTGCACCAGGCATGGATGCTGTCTTGAAAGGATACGCCTTTTAGTAGGGCATCGGCCACGGCGATGGTGCAGATGGTGTCATCCGTAAAGGCACAGTCCTTTGTGAATAGCGCAAAGTCTGTGCTGAGGTGGTTGTTAAACTCGAACCTTGATCCGATGATGTCGCCTATTATCGCGCCTAACATTTATTTAATTGATAATGGATAATGGACAACTTATTTAATGGATAATTGACAATTGATAATGGACAATTATTGTATAGTTTGCTAAGCGCCTTGCAGGTCATTATCCATTATCAATTGTCAATTATCCATTAATTAACGGCTGAGCATTATCGTGATGAGGATGCCGAACAGGGTAAGGAGGATGCCTACAAGCCATCGGAACTGCACGGTCTGCTCGGTTTTCACACCGGCTATCTTGTCGGACAGTTCGGTTTTCACTTCCGATATGCGTTCGTTAGTCGCGGCAATCTGACTGGTTAGCTTGGTTTCCACGCCTGCAATACGCTCCGTCAGTTTCGTCTCCACACCGGCGATCTGCCCGGTTAGCTTGGTTTCTACCTGCGCGATACGATCATTCGTAGCAGCGATCTGCTCGGCCAGTTGGGTTTTCACATCGGATATGCCACGGCCGATGGCATCGATGCGGATGTTGGTCGCATCAACGCGCTCGTTCACCTTGGCGACCTTGTCCACTACGGTCTCCTTGAGCGCGACAATGTCCTCTTTTGTGGCCAGCACGCCAACTACCCGTTCCTCCTGCATTTCCAGCAACCGCAGACCCATAGCGCTTCCTCCTTTAGCTTTCCTCAAAGGTAGTTATTTAATTGACAATGGACAATGGACAATTGACAATTAGTGTACAGTTTGCTAAAACTATGCAGGGCATTATCCATTAAATAAGCTGTTGCTTAAATGGGGTTATTTAAAATTATGGAGTCCCTATAGTTTTCGTTATCGACGGCATTTAAGCAACAGTTGGTTAACAAAACCGGTTAACTATACCGTCATTATCCATTGTCAATTATCAATTATCCATTAAATAAGCCCTTAAATGGCTTTTAACTGCCTTGTTTTGAGGGTGTTACGCTTTTCTATGCAAATGCATACAGGTGCATTACGGCTAATGCTTATTTCCTTGAATTTCCTTAACTGCCTTATTTTCAGGCTACATTTAAGAATTTTTCGCTTAAACCGGTTAACATACAGGTGTTATGCAAATGCATGCAAGTGCATATACAGGTGCATTACGGCTAATGCTTATTTCCTTGAATTTCCTTAACTGCCTTATTTTCAGGCTACATTTAAGAATTTTTCGCTTAAACCTGTTAATTAACTGTTGCTTAATTGAGGCTTAATTAATGGATAATTGACAATGGACAATTGATAATGCCTTTCATCCGCCATAGCTCGCTTTGCATTCATTATCAATTGTCCACTGTCAATTGTCCATTAAATAAGCACTTATATATATAGAGGGGGGCGGGACTTTTTTTCTTTTTTGGCGCAACTTTTTTCTTTTTTTTTAGGCAGCGATGTTTCTGTAGTCGACACGGGATCGAAACTTTCGATTTAAGGCTGTTTTTGTTCGATTTGGCGGCGCAAAATTTAAATTGTAGCCCTTGTATCCACTTTGGGGTCGAAACCTTTTAAAAACGAAATTTTTTTTTCAAAGGATTTTTTTGGGGTCGATCCCTCCCGAAAACGAAGTTTTCGGGGAGAGTGTGCTTTAGCACACTCCCTTAATAAACTGTTCTTTTTTTTCTTTCCTTTTTTTTTTCTTTCCTTTTCTAGCAATGCATTTGCATAGCACTTGCAATGCATATGCATTAATTTCCTTAATTGCCTTATTTTGAGGGGGTTAGGAGTCATTTAAGGACTTATTTAATGGATAATTGACAATGGATAATGGATAATGACCCCATTTAAGCAACAGTTGGTTAACAGACTCAAGAACCATAATCCTTAAATGACCCCA